CTAGCAACTCTGTTAAGAGTTACTTCTGCAACTAGTAGTTGCCCTTCAAGTGGCTCATTACGAGCCTCAAAGAACATATTAAGTGCTAGACACATTGCTGCTGTTGTAAGTATCATTGTTGTCCTCCCTTATTTCGTTTAAAGCCTCTTTTAATACGACTTCCCAAGTATTAATAGGAAGTTCTACGATTAGTTCTGAGATAGCTGGATGCAGTAGTACATTACTTATAGCTACAATTGCATCATAACTTCCGTAGAGTATAGCTTTTCCCCAACTCTCTTTAACTGACATTAGGTTTATCCTTCTTCTCAGGTAGCCAGTTAGCCAAGGTTATTACTATAGATTTTATAGCCTCTTCTTTTCCGAAATATTTGCTAATGTAAAAAGCAATATCGATAGAGAAGAGCCCTAAAATAAACGGTAAGTAACTAAGGCCACTGTAATACAATTGCACACAAACAAGTAATGCAATTAAGTATCGGTTCATAGCATAAACTACTTTTGTAGTATATTTATGCCATGCAATTCGAAGCGCTAACGCTGTTACGAAAGCAAATAGAAAAGTAAAAATCATGTTTCCCCCTTAATACACGACAAGGTATGGTTGCTTACGGGCAACCTTAAGGTCTCTCTCATCGGGCTGATAGAAGTTACTTGGAAGATTTTTCATAGCTTTCTTTTTGTTCTTTCTAATAGCACGAGCCATTTGTTTTTCTTGGACAAATTTTACTAGTTGATAAGTCTTAATAACAACCGTAGAAGCGCCAATTATTAGCAGAGTGATAAGTATAGTTGACATTTTGTTTCCTCTTGGATTTTGTTTGAGTTCTTTGATACATTATTATATCATTATAGATGCGTTGTTTTTCTCACTTTTTTGTTGACATATTTGATAAAAAAGGCCTCCCCGTGAGGGGAGACCAAAAATTAACGCTTGTAATTCATTTCTTTGTTTTGAGCATTTACTCCGTTAGCAATAGTAGGAAGCATTTTGATAATTTCTTGTTTTGTTTGACGAGAAATATCTCCAGTAATACTCAGGTTAATACTCTGTTGAATTGATTTTTGACTTGATCTATCTTTTATAAAGTCATCAATAGTATTAGCAGGAACAATTAACTCTCCTGGAGTAAGCATAGCAGGAACGCTGTCCTTACCTCCCGTAGACCCAGCATAGCTTGGGACAATTCCACCATTAGAAAAACCAAAGAAACCCATTCCTAATTTCAATAGGCTTCCGATTCCCCCGCCTCCAGAGAACAAACTACCAATACTTTGAGATAGACCACCAAAAATACCTTTTAAGGCACTAGATAACCCCCCAAACAGACCACTATCAGAATTAAAAAGTCCACTTAAAGAATTTTTGATGCCGCTAAGGAAACCGCCTTCTCCTTCTGAAGAGAGTGACTTACCAATATTTTCAGAAACTGATTTGCCAATTTCACTTGCAGATTCAACTGTAGACTTAGTATTTTCTCCGGATTCTTTCCCAAGATTACCAAAGGAATCAAACAACCCAGAAAACAACGTATCAAACATTCTCTTTAGGCCAGCCGCCTCAAAGAAAGCAGTAACAAAAGAATCTACAACAGTATCGATAATTCTATTAGAAAGAGTGTCTAATAAATCATTAAAGAAACTTTTAATTGTAGTTTCCCCCTTGATTAACGACTTAAAGCCTTCGGAGAAGGCATCTCTAATAGCAACACTAGAGGCTTCCGCTGTGTTAGTTAATCCATCCAGCAATTGTTGTTGATATGTTATTTCATCGTTAATAGACTTTCTTAGCTCGAACTCCTCGAAGGCTGTAGCATTTAACTTATCTTGAAGTTCTGCAATAGTTTTTCCAATTTCTAGAGTTCTATCACTTTGACCAACTAAAGCTGAGTCTAAACCAAGACCTTCAATACCAGCCATTGCGACTTCAGTAGATTGCCCTTTAAGAATATCAAAAATAACATCTCTCTGTTCTTTGATAGTCTTTAAAGATTGTTTTCTTGCTTTAGAGTCATCTAGAGCAGAATTAACAATTGCATCTTGAGCCTTTTTAATTTGGTTAAGAGGCGACTTTAAACTACCAATTGCAGACTTACTAAGGCTTGCTGCCTTTCTTATTCCAAGATCGAATCCACTACTAGACAAGGATCCAACAAACTTTTCGAATATAGTTTCTTGTTTCTTTGTTTTCTTCTTATCTTTATCTGGTTTGGAAAGGAATTTGTCAAGCTCTGCTTGAGCCTCAGCAATTTGCTCTTTTATCGTTTTAATATCGATAACATCGCCTGTTCCTGAAAGCCGCATAATTGCTAATTGGCTAGTAAGTATGGAAACCGCTTCTGCAGCATTAAGTATGTCTGTAATATCAGAAGGAGCAATTTGTAATGCCTCTTCAAGTTTAATACTATTCTCGACAAGACCTAAAGCTTCTTCTAAAGAACCAACCATATCTGTCATTGTCAGATTTCTACGATTGTCTTGTTCTACAATCAACCCTAATATTTGAAGTTGTTCCTGAAGAAGTCTCCTCTGGGTTGCGTACTCAATTGAGTTTTCACCTAGGCTTTCATTCCTAGAAATTCTCTCTAAATCACCACCAGCTACAGCAACATCTTTAATAAGTTTTGTATATCTCTGGAAGTCCTTTGGATTAATAAGAGCATCTAAACTAGGCAAATCAAATAACTCAAGAGATACATTAGTCCTCTCAAGTTTTGATAATTCTTCATCAATATCGTCAGCTAACCCTGTTACAAGATTAATACGGTCAGCTAGCCTCTTAGACTCTGACTCAATGCTTTCAGCGAGTTGGACTCTAAACTCTGTAGGTGCTAAGTTAACCTTAGTACCAAGAGATAACCTCTCTGTTTGGCTTTCAAGCAAAGACGTTAACTGAGTAGTAAAATCCTTTAGATCTTTTGTACCAAGTCTATCTGCAGCAGCTTCAGCATCAATATCGAATGCATCTTCATTTAATTCGGAAAATTTTCCAACAATATCTGTGAAGGCTGTTACAGCAGCTGCTCTAAATTGGTCTTGAGTTTTAGTTGCGGCCTCTGTTAATGCGCTGTTCAAGACTTCTAATGTTTGATCAGAAGATCTGATATCAATTTCTGGTGATCTCGTTACAGCTGTTACTTGTTGAGAGAAAGCGCCTAAGGCTGTAACAATTGACTCTATATTTTCAGCAGAAAGATTTTCCGCATTAAGACCAGTTGTTACTCTAGCAAGTTGGCTAACCACTGCTGAGAAGTCTCTTCCCGCAGCACTTGTTTGTAAAGGGCTTAAGTCAGAAGCCGCTGCCTGTATTTCAAAATCAATTCCAGATTCAAAAGCAGATCTTAAACTTTTAATTAGCTCAATTTGTTCTTCTGTTGCTTCAGCTATACCAAGATTCTTTAGTAGTCTTTCTGCATCTCTATCTCCACCAAAAAAGGTTTGATTAAAGATTTTAGTAAATCCACTAATATCGATAATACCACCAAGGGAGTCTCCTACAGGATCTTCAGTACCTTTTACTCTACTTTTTATAATTTCGAGTTTATTTAGATCAACCGCCCGTTTTACCCTACGGGTTTCGGCAGCACTTAACGACCCAGTCTCTTCAATAGAACGTTGAGCAGAGGTTAAAATCCTATTAGTCTTCTCAGATATTTTGCGAAGTCTTGCTGCGTCTCTTTCAGAAACATCCTCAAAAGTTATACTGTCAAGCAAAGGTTTAAAGTTAATACTAATACCTGTCTCACCAAGTTTATCAAAAGATCCTAAAGAATCTACAAGGTCTCCTTTAAGCTTAGAGGCAGCTCTGGAGCTAAATCCAAAGAATTTTCTAACACTGTCATACGCATTGCCTAACCTATCAAAAAAGCTATCGCCTTCTCCAAAGATTCCGATTGCAAGGATTCCTACACTTCCTGCGATTGCTGCAACACTTAAGGCAAAGCCGCCAATAGCGGTTAATACTCCGCCTAGTATTACGCCTAATCCCGCAAGAATAGACCCTTGACCAAGAATAGCAAGAGAAAGAACTCCCGCTCTTGCTGTATTAGCTAGTGCGGCAGCAGCTGCTGTAGCAGCAACCTTTTTGCCTAATGCCTTTGCAGTCTTAAGAACAAGAGCACCGCCGATTCCAGAACCTAGGAACATCAATGAAATTAAGCCAACACCAGAAGTTGCGAAGTTTAATATCGCAGAATTTATCTTCTGAAACATGCTTTGAGTTTGCTCTTCAATAGCCCCGGTAGAGGCATCTGCTTGGCTAGCCATAAGAATAAAGGCCGCAGCACCCGCTAAGCCAATTAACTTCATATTTCTTTTGGCAAAGTTAGCAAAGCTAGCGGAAGCACGGCCCATCTTAAACATAGTGGCTTGCCAATTAGAGGCAATAGCTGTGGTTACTGAAGATACTGTGTTTGATATTAAACTTTGACTTGCAATAAAGAATTTGTTAAATCTGCCTACAAAATTACCAGCAACTTCCATACCTGTTTGGTAATACTTACTAATAGAGCTAGAAGAGGTTGCAGCAAGGTTTGAGAGAGGCGCTAAGGACTTTTGGCTAAAAGATAGTTTAGTAGCTGCCTTAACTGCGGAAGCTACCCCTTTTGCTTTAGCAATTAATTCAGCAGGACTACTCCTGCCAAACACTATCTGGGCTAAAAGTCCACCTGCAAACAATAAATCAGTAAAGACGGTGTTGCCAATAAAGTTTCTTAATATTTGATCTGCAAGAACTGTAATTGCAGTATACTTTGCTAAAGACCTGCGACCACCGCCTCTTCCGATTAGAACAGACTCTAAAAATGACAGTTTAGGCGCAGATGCCTTGGCGTTAGCGCCAATTTGTTTTGTTGCCTTATTTGCTTGAGCTACAGAAAGATCGTAATCTTTTTGTCTTTCCCCTGCAAAAGATTTTAAGAGCTTTATTGGCCCTTTATTTGTTAAGGCTGAAACCGCACCACCTGCCAACAAAGCGGGTAAAAGATTAACTAAAGGCAAAGCAGTAATGCCTTTTAATAGTAACCCTGGAATACCCCCAATTGCCTCAGCTAGTCCTTCTCCAAACCCAACGGCAACTTGGCCCAATGCCCTAACTAGTTCGGGCAAGCTGTCTATAATTAGCTCGATGAATGAACCCACCGCAGCACCAAGACTTCTACCAAAATCTTTGGCAATTTTTGCGTCCAGAAATGCAGAACCAAAGGCACTTAATAGTAGAGCAGAGATTGCTGCAAAAATACCACCTTTTAGAGCGAGTAGTAACCCCTTTTCAAAAGAGCTACTTACTAATGAAATAAGTTTTGCACCTAACAATAAAGTTAAAGTGCTTGTAAGGAAGGGTACTATGTCCGAAATTTGTTTATAGATCTCAGCCATCATTTGTGCAATAGGCTTCGTTAATGACACAAACAAGTCACCTAACCTAGAGCTAATGTAATTCTTAGGGTCATCAATAAAGCTATTTTTCTCAGCCTTAAAATCAATACCAACAGTAATGCTCGATGACTTCTCTTGAGCAAGACTGAATAAACCTAAGGCAAAAGCTTTAGATTTTGTAAAAGCGTCTTGATAAGCCCTTACAATGTTGTTTGAAAACTCCCGAACATAGTCTGAAGTTTTACCTAAGTAATTTTCAGCTAAGGACAGAGTTTCTTGCATGGTATCTGTCCACCATGAGTTCCCAATTACTTCATTGTATAACCAAGCAAATTTATCGTTTATAGAAATTAAGGCATTAGATATAATAGAAACGGTTTTATTCATTTCGTTCTTAGCAGAAGAAACAACACCCTTAAACATTCCGCTCAAGGTTTTGTTAATGTAGCTCACGAAAAGCTTAGTATCGTTTTTAATTGCTTCAAAAGAACGTTTAAAAAACTGAGATAATTTTAAAAGAGATAGCAAAACACTCCTTACAAGAGAAATATTACTAAGTTCTGAAAGAAGCCCTTTAATTAAATCTAGCGCTACACTAATAAGAAAGTTAAACTCTTTTATTGATCTAGTAGGAATCCTGAGAGTTCTTTGGTTTACAATACCTAAAGAGATTCCAAAGGAAAGAACAGAGTCACTTATTGAATAAAATATTCTAGAAAATTTTCCGTAATCCCTAATACTTTTAGCAATGCCATCCAAGGCCTCTCTAAATTCCGTAACACTTTCTGCTTTAAAAAGCTTATTTATGTTTGGTATTTTAGAAGTTACTTTTGTAAAATTTTCTATACTTCTTGCCGATAGTTTTGTATTTGCTGCTATCTGATAAAACAGAACATCTCCAAGAGTTCTCATTGGAGTAATTATACCAGCAAGAACACTTTTAAACCTTTGTCCAAAGGCTTGGGCTATGTTTACAACACCCTCAAATACGATTTTAAGATCCTTAAATCGATCAGTAATCTCTGCTAAATTAGCGTAAACGCTTAGTTCAAAAATGTCCCCGGATTTTAAGATTGTATTGGTAAGTGAGTTGAACACATCAGTAAATGCGCTAGTAAACCCGACTACTCTACTAATCTCGCCAGTAAGTCTTTTTAGGTTATCTCCTAGTACGCTAAGGGCTTGAGAAGAGGTTTGTTCTAAATCACCAAATTCGCTATTTAGTTTTTCTGATTGGTTTAAAAGTGCGTTAAATACTACTTCTGTAGTAATTAGCCCGTCAGCAGCCATAGCTCTGAGAGCGCCTTGAGCAACTCCTAAATCGTCAGCAATTGCTAGAGCAATGCGAGGTGCTTGTTCAAGAACAGAGTTAAGTTCTTGACCACGGAGAGTACCAGAGGCTAAGCCCTGACCAAGCTGGAAAACAGCTGCACTGGCAGACTCTGCGCTACCACCTGAAATAGCCAATGCCTTTTGCACAGACTCTGTAGCCTTTGTAATGTCTCCAATACTTGCGCCGCTACTTTTTAATGCAAGACCAAATCGGTTAAAGGTATCAGTAGTATTGCCAATTGTAGACCTAGAGACTCTTGCAATTCTATACAAGTTGTCTAAAGATTTATTAAGTTGATCGGTTCGACCAGTAACCAAGGCAACCCTGTTTTCTAAGTTAATTAGGCTATCAGAAGCTTGGTTAACTCCACGGGTTAATTGAGTTACACTAAAAGCGGCGGCGAGGCCACCTGCAAGTCTTGTTAAAGTTTTAGTTACTCGTTTTGATGTTGCGTCAATGCTTGCAACAGATCTTTCGACCTTAGCAAGTTCTTGTCTTGCATTTCTAGTATCAGCATTGACTCTAATATTTACTGCCATGTAATCCTCCAATTCAATAAAAAAGCCCCCGACAGCACACTCTAAATAATTAGAGGCCATCGAGGGCTAGTTATTAGTCCGAGGTTAAAACACCAATCTTAATAAGAGTTTGCTCAATAAAATATTTTGGAGCTTGCTTACTACTACCTTGGTTAAGGTACTCAATGTGTTCTACTTCGTTTGTTATCAGGCCAGCTTGTGCACCTGTTAGTATACTTGTATATTTTTTGTTTTTCCATCCACGGCGAGCTTCGCCCGTATCTACTGGAGTAACAATTTTAAGCTGTTCCGTAGCATAATCTATTTGATCATGTATTTCTAATTTTCCAAGCTCAAAAACTTCTCTTTCGATTCTTTTTAGCTCTTCTTTAAAGTTTACAACTTCCATAGAAATTTTATTAGACACAATAACCTCCTTTTAAAAAATACCGGGAGTATTTTTGTCTCCATTTTTAGCCCGTTTAATTCTCTCAAGAAATTGTCCCTTGATTTTAGGTTGGTCTGGAGTAATAGAATTTTCCTCATCCTCTTTAATCATACGCAAAGTAGGGAAGATTTCTTCAGGTCTTTTCTTTATACCTTGAGCACTTAATAACATATATGCTCTTTGGTCTTCTCTCCAACCAATTGGACGCCTCTTAAAGAACTCGACCCACTTAAGTAATTCTGTATAAGACATTTCATTCTCAACTACATAAGCAGGGAGTCCTAAGCAATAGGCGATCTCATAGACAACCATTTCTTGATCGGTTAGTTTCCCGCTGCAGAATCTCCTGAAAGTCCTGCAAAGGATAGAATTGATTCCGTTAGTTCGCTTAGCTCACCAATAGGGAATGTTTTAAAATCCTCACTAGTTAATTCCTGAGCTTCGGGGACTGCAACTTTAATTACATCTTGCAAAAGAACAAGCTGTGCTTCTTCACCCTTAGCCTTGTTAGCTTTTTGAACAATTTTTTGAACTTCCAAAACTTCGTTAACAGAGAGTTTACGGATTGAAAGTTTTTCGCCCATGAATGGGACTTCTTTCGTAATTACTTTTCCAACTAGATGTTTCATACTTATCTTCCTTAATTAATCTTATCTTTTTCTGTAAATAGTTCTTTATTATTTTCTTGAAAGTCGTCTAAAAGCTTCCTAACTTTATGTAGAACAGACAATGTTTCAAGGCATTCTCGACCCTCCTTTGAACCTTCTTTAAAATCTTGAAAACGTTCAAAGCTTTTCCGAATACTAATATCAACACTCCGGCGCATATGTCGGAAAGTTGTACGCATAACAAATGTTTTACTAAATGGTTTATCGCTCATACTATCTCTCTTTTAATAGGTGGAGGCCCCTTCGAAAAGGAGCCCCCTTAATGTAATTAGGCAGCAGCAATAGTCGCTGGGCCAAAGAAGTCAGACTGAGCCGACAATGTAACAGTTGCAGTGTTTGCGTCTGTCAATTGTGGGTTTACCAGAATAGCTTCGATTTTACCAATGAAGTAGAACTCTGTATTTGCAGTTGCAAGAGTAGAGTCCGCAGCTTCATTCTGAGTACAGGCGGCTGCAGCCATCAAGAAGCGGAATACGACTTTTTGACCAATGAGGTTATGAAGTGCTTCCATTTCGGATGGAATATAGTTAACTGTAACTTCAAGGCTAGGCGCATCGGCTTGGCCTTGTACCTGTGAAGATGTGTTTTGACCGTAAACAGGGACGTTTACGATGTTAGCAGGTGTACCTACTGAAGGGAACTCACGTACAGAAGGCATACGCACATGGTCTGCATCAGCAGTACCCGGGGTAGTACCTACAAAGAGAGCCGCACACTCTGCAGCGGTGTCTGTGCCAGAAGGAACAGTTCCTGTGAAGATGTCAAGGTAAGTAAAGATACCTGCACCCAAGTTTGAAATATGAGCCATTTGTTATTCTCCGTATATTTTAAATGGTATAATGTATTGTGCGCTATAAAGCGACTTGTTAGACGGGTCTAGCCCTTCCACATTCAAATAAGATGTTAAAAGCTCTGTGCCGTTAGTTAAACGTTTATTAGAAAGAGATATATCTAAAATATCTGAAATGGCCATAAGTCTGGATTGCCCGTCCCCTGCCTTAACAAATATTTTTATGATTACAAGACCTTCAAGTTGTTTACTACCACCATAAGAATAGTTTTCACTATTGCTTGGTAAGACTGACAATCTACAAAACTCATTATCGTTGTTTATTACTCCCTGATAGTTATCTGGGTAAACTTCAATAGAGTTAGCTATCCATACTTCAGAGGCAAATACTGATTCAATGTCAGCTAAAACGTTGTCGTACATTTAAGCCTCCTTAACAAGTATTGCTTCAATAATAAAATCATTATCAATGTAATCAACAATATTATAAGTAATGTTGTCCACTGTAATGCTATCATAAACCGAAAGATTTACTCCAGTTTTCATTATTGCTGAGACGGTAAAACCTTCACCAGAAGGTCTCTTTTTAGATTGAATAATTACTTCTACATTTTGCGTAGAAGCGGTACTTACACTACTACGAGTGGCAAAATCATAAGACGTTACACTTTTAGTAGTTAGAGTACCTGTCTTTACCAAGTCACCTACAGAAGCAAATGCCTTATTTACGGCATTGGTTACTTTTGCGTTAAGTGACATTAGTTAGCCCTCCACCAAGAACCACCTAGGTTAGCTTGACCTCTTCGGATCAGTGGCCTAAGCGGCTTAATAACGATGCTTGGAGTAATAGATACTCTGGTGACGTCATTATTAGTGTCGCTAATAGTAATACTACCTACTTTAATTGACTCAAAGGTTTGAGTTGTTTGAGCAAGTAAGTCTTCGTTATTAAGCAAATGTAGAGCTTGTTCGTAAACAGCAACTTTAACTAAGTTAGGAATTTCAGAGTCTGAGACTGTGATATCCTGCCCCATCCGATTGTCATAGTAAAGGACATTCTTTCGAGGCCAAGCAAGAGCTTGAGAAGGACTAACAGCAGAACCAATCCAAGATTGATTGTCAATAAGCTGTGTAGCAGTTACGAGAGCTTCTTCCTTTAGAGTATCTGCGGCAACGTCCCAAGTAGCGGTATCGATGCGAGTTACAAAATAGTCATCAGCGTCTGTAATTTCTACATAACT